TTTTGCATCGATGAAACGTTTCAATGTTTCAGCTTCATCATTTGTTCCAAAGTCACTTAACCAATTACTACCGCCTTCAGTTGGCGTACCAGTTTTTCCATCAAATGATTTTGCCAATGAATAGAATTTACCATGTTTCTGCGGTAACCAATCTGTTAATACATTTAGACCCATTTGCACAGTAACTTTATGAGGCACCTCCATCATTGTAGGATCGCCTTCTATGTTAATCTCCCATGTTGTATCAGAATCTGCTAATGTATATGATAATGAAGAAATAATTACGGGCTGTTGTATAAATAAATCTCCAAGTGTCATACGCATCCATGGGGATTTCATTGCAATGGTATTAACCCCATATTCTGGAGTTGTATATCCTGCAAGTGCATTAAGTTTTCTCCAAATTGGTTTTACTTCATCTCGCGATGTTGGATATACTGTAAAATTTAATGAAATTTCGCGCGTATAACCCGTATAAATATAATTAGGGTCTGCTCGTCCTATCATTTGTGCTTCTGTCCACGATGGCGAATGTGTATCTGACAACGAATCAATTGTTGCTCGGAATACAATAATATCATCTTTATCGGCAGTATTACCAGCATGTAATTTCGGACCAGTAAAATAAAATTTTATAAAATCTTTTGTTAGGTCCGTTGCTGAAATAAAACTGTTAAATTTATCCCATTTTTCATTTCCAGCATTCCATTGTGGTTTCCAAACATATACGCTTTTTAATTTGCGTTGACCAAAATCGATTACGTTAATTTTATCACCTAAAAATTCGGTAGCTCGTTCCAATGGATTTGTAGTTGGTGCCCATTTACCATCTTTTGGAGTAGGTCCAATAACCCAACGGGTTGCAACATTTGTTCGTATGGTAAAATCTCTTCGAAGTGCATTTGGATTTCCTTGATCTCCCCAGCCATATATTGATTCAACGTTAAATATAGTATATGCACCTCCAGGTAATGCTGAAGCGGCTGCATATGCAATACTATTTGCAACGCCTCGGGCATCTAAATTAAAAGTTCCGCGCGCAGCTGACGATGCCCCATCTAACCTTACCGTATTAACATCAAATATATTGCCGGAATACCGAAATGATCTAAAATCTTTATATTTTGATATTGCCCAATTTTCAATGTCATCGATTCTATATATAGGCATTGCAACATATGGTTTACCCATATTTTCATCGCCGCCGGCTAACATGTATGCTGTCGTTTCTAATGGAATTGGAATTTTTGAAATTAATGGTTGAACAAATTGCTGGGTCAATGGATTTCCAATACCAGATGCAACACCTGACAATGCATTTTTTCCTATAGTTAGCCATGTAGCACCTTTAGCTACATTTCCTCGATTTTGCAATACACTGTATCGCGATGGATATGTTGCACCAGCTGGGTTTGTTAGCAATCGAAAATCATTTTCGTTTACATTGGCATTGAGATTAACCACAGGAAATATAGTATTAGCATATCGGTCAGGAGTCGTTTTTATAATAGATTCATCTGGAAATGTAGTATTGCCATATGGTTTATTTATATTGTATTGTTCTGGCATTGTGTTCCTTATGCTATATTACCTAAGTTGTTCATAGCTTGACCTTTTCTAATTTGCAATCTAGATGCTATTTTGTCCCCGTCGAATACGTTGGTTACTTGAAATGACATTCCTTGTAAAGCCGATGCAACTGCCGATGCAATAGCTTTAGCATCTATTCCACTATTGACATCTATAGTTGGCGCAGCTAAAACATTTGCTACATCGTCTGTAGCTCCTCGTATGGTTGATGCAGCTAAAACATCGTCGCGGGTGTTTGTTGCTTCTCGTATATTTGGTGCTGCTAAAACATCATCTCTGCTATCTAATGCAAATGATCCAAATGGACCAGATACTACAGTATTAGCACCGCCGGCGGGAATAAATAAATCGCCAGATGATTTTGTATCGCCTAATGCGGTTGCATTATTACTGCCCTCACCGCCTTTTTTAACTAGATCAAAGAAATCTTTAATGGTGTTAACTATACTACCGGCAGCATATGCACCTTTGGCAAGGTCACTGTTTCCTAGAGCTGTAACTAAGGAATTAGAGGCGTCGATCATTTGTTGTGAATATTTATTTGCATTATTAGCTAAATCAGTTACTTGTTGTTGATAAAGCGCTGCTGGATCTTGTTTTGGATCTGTAACTTTATATTGGGCGAGTATATTATCGGTAAGGTTTTGTTGTGCTTGATCTTGTTGTTTGTCAAGTTCTGTTTGTTTAGATTCTAATGCAATTGCCGTCTCTTGCAATGTTAATTCTCTATCAGTTATATTATTTGCCGTTTTATAATCAGCTATTAATTTTTTGTTAAGTTCGGCACGTTTTTCTTCTTCATCTTTTGTATCCGCTGTAACTTGTTCGTTTAATTGCATCTGAGAATACATTGCTAATAAATCTGCTTTTTGCATTCCTAATGCATCAGCAGATGCTTGCAATAGCATCGGATTTTTTTTAAACTGTTCGCCATTGGCCTTAACAAATTTTTCAATTTCTTCGGTTATTGCTAACGCATCGCCGTCTAAACGAGCTTGTTGTATTGCAGCAACATTTAAGTTGTCTGCTCCAAGTATTTGAAGTTCAATTTCTTTACCAATTGCAGATTCAATATCTAACATTGAATCGCCAACGGATAATACATCACTTAATTCGATACCTAATTTTTTAGTTTTAATTACAGCTTCTGCCAATTTTTCGGGCATCTGGCCAAAAGTTCCTGCAACTTCTGCATCAACACTTCCTAAACCTTCAATTAAATCAGTATATACACCTTGATATTGAGATTCATATTTTTTTGCAATCTTTAAAATAGCTGCTTCTGATGTTTCAAACCCGGCTTTTGCCGTTTTACCCATCAATGTTTGATTTTGATAAAACTTATTAACAACATCAGAAGCAATACCTAATTTATTTCTATATTGTTCTGTTGTTTTTGCTAATTTACCAGTGAATGTAGTTTCATCTTTGATACTACCAATAAATGCAGCTCGGCCTGGTAATATTGAGTTTAATTCTACTGCATAATCTTTTAACTTTTGAGCATTGACTCCAATTGTTTGTGCTAATTTATCAAATTGAAATCCAAGCTTGGCTGTTGCGGCAGTTGAAGCACCAAAACCTTGTCGTAATTTGTCATTACGTTCTTCAAGTATATTTACTTTATCATACGCATCTTGAGCTTGTTTTGCTAGATATCCAAATGCATCTTGTCGAACTATATCTTTAAAACCTTGTTCATATCCTTTAAATAATCCTTGAAGTGCGGCACTTGCAGCATCAAAAGGATTTGGATCTGCACCTAATCTTGATTGCCGTTTTAAGCGTTTAATAAGATGTAATTGTTCGTTTTGCATGATTGCCATTTTTATATAAATATCATAATGGCGATTTTACGACCTTTCGTTTTCTACGAGCTTCAGCCATTGATTGTTGTTGCGATTTGCGTTGTGCATCTTCGGCTATCATTTTTTCAATTCTGCGAATCCAATAGCGTCTAAGATAAACCGGCATAGTATATAAAGTATTCCAGTCCCATCGTCCTGCTCCATACCATAACATGTTAAATAGCGAATCGTGAAATTTTACTCGGTCTTGTGGTTTAAAACCAAAAAAAGTCTGATCTAATCGGAAACCCGGAGATGAAGGTGCTCCCATCTTCACCTTCAAATTCATATCGCATAAGTAAGTCTGGCATATTGTTTGCAATAAAATCTCGAAACTTTTTAGAATCTTTAGCAAAGAATTTGTATCGAATAAATTCTTGTATTTCTGCCGGATTTCTTGAGTCATTAACTTGTGTAATGCTTCGTTCTAAAAATTCTGATGTTTTTAGGTTAGTATCATCGCCTGTAGATAAAAATTTAAACTTTATTTTGGTACCATCTGGCAATGCATAATCAAATTCTCCATTATCATCTGATTGTAGGTTGAATTCGCCAGAATCTAATTTTGATAAATCTACAACCCGTTTTAATTCATTACCCGTTTTTGGGTCTTGAACTACAACATCATATTCTTTTCCGTAACTTAATATACGAGCTGCAATGATTAATCCGTTTTTATCTAAACGAGAAACTGTTGAATAATCTACAGGAGTTACAATCAAAGCTTCTAGCAATTTATCCAAAACAACGCCTTGTTCAAAATATGATGGATTTGTTAAAATGTCTTCATCATATGCAGTCATATATCGCATTTCTATAGTACCGCTTCGAAGTGGATGATCTTTAGGATATACCATTCCGCGACTTAGCAACGGAATTATTTCGCTAGGTATATTGTTGCGTTTTTCTTGTTCATATTGACGTTTTGCAATTTGAATTAAATCTTGATTTGTAACTCGATCTGTCATATTACTCATTTGTATTTCTCCTATAACTTAATTTATTATAAATATGTTTGAACATGAAAAATGGGGGCAAAAGCCCCCAAATTACATAGATATTAATATTGAAAGATTGCGTAATCGTATTTCAATGTTAACTGTACTGTCATTGCCTCTTCTGTTCCCCAATCCATATCACCAAATGTTGCTTCATTGATAAATGTACCTTTCAATGTCCAGTTTTCAATCTTTTCACCTAATGCACTTAAAACATAAAATTCAACATCTCGTTTATAATCTGCAGAATAACCATCTCGACCCGTTAATGATTCGTGATGTAAACGAACCCAATCCATAACTGCTTGAGCGCCAACTTTTTCAATTGGATCATACAAAGTTATTGATATATCATTCCATCTTGATTTTCCTTTAACTTTTCGGTCAATGTTGATGTGATCTAATACAATCTCACCATTTGTTATGCCGGGACGAGCTGAAGCTTTTACAACGTATGATGGGATATTTGTGCCGGCTAATTGCATAATAAACCGGTTAGCATATTTTGGTTCCCAAGAAAACGCACTACCAAATAAATCGTTTTGACTAATACTAGGTAAAGTTGGTGTTAATGCCATTTTAATTTCCTTTGATTTGTTTTATATAAATATCAGCAAAGTAAAAAAGGTAGAACCGAAGTCCTACCTTTCTTGCAAGTTGTTTACAAACCATTAAAATACTGCACCCGTAGGTTGAATATTGAAATCCAACACTATGAATTCAGCCGTTCTAGTTGGTTGAAGAAGCAATTGACCGTATAAGATGTTTTGATCAACAAGATCCGGTGTATTATTTGAATCATCCATGATAACTCGGAATGCATTTAAGCCTTGACGATTTTTTACATTATCTAAATATGGATTCACAATACTTAAGAATCTTAAGCGTGTTGCATCTGTATTTTGTTCAAATACCAAGTAACGAGTTGAAGATGCAATAAACTTCTTAACTTCAATCAATAATCGACGCACATTTACTCGGTCTAATGCACTCGGAGTTGATTGTAGAGTCTTTTGCCCCCAAATAACTACGCACTAGTTAGGGAATTTTGCAATAGGA